CCCGCGTAATTTCCGCTTAATGCCGAATTCAAAGGATTATAAACTAAACCGGTATGAGCTTGTAAAATTTTTGAAGAATTAAAATTACCTTCAATAAATGTAGGATATCTAACAGTGGAAGTACTTGCTGCCCCACTAATATAACAAGGATTAACTTGTCCGCTAACTAACACTCCCGTTCCCTTGACGTTTAAAACTCCAGTAAAGTTTTTTATTCCGCCTATGCTTTGATTCGCAGTCGCGCTTACGGTAGAAGAAGCCAATGCCTGAGCAAGACTTTGGCTAGAGGTCGTATCAAAAACAAAAGTTACACCCTGAAAATCAACATCATTAGCTTGAAAATTTACATCAGAATACAAATTAACTGGAGCGTTAAACGTTTTTGTTCCATTTATTGTTTCGTTATTTGCTAAAGTAACAACCTCTCCAAGTCTAGCTACTCCAGAAGCGCTATATGCTATGCCTGCCCCGCTAATAATAGGTCTAGAGAAAAAAGTTTTAGAGCCTGAAATATTTTGATTTCCGGTTTGGTAAACAAATTGCGTTGTGGCTATATCCGAATACTTAAAAGCAGAGCCAGAAAGAGAAATTAGTTGTCCAGTGGTGCTAAAATAACCAGATCCATACTGCCCAACCAATCCTGAAAAATCGGCATCAATTTGTTTTAATTTGATTTTGTTTATTCCCATAACTTATTCCTTACTATGGTAAAGCATACAAGCAGAACGAGAATCTAAACCATGTTCCAAAGCTATTAAGTCTACTTCTTCCGCTATGTTAGAATTTTCACCAATCGGATTATCTATATATTTTTTATAAACAGACTTCCAATTTGAAAAAGGCTCATTTTGAGCTACTAAAATCGCTAGATCGGAAGCCACACTTAATTGCTCCTTATTTAATTTTTTTATTTTAAATTTAGCTTTCAAAACAGATTCGATTTCTTTTTCTAATTCGGTCAATGAAGAAATTACATTTTTTAGTTTGCTGTAACTAAATTTTGAATTAGAAGCTTTAACCTGTTTTCTAGGAACAGATTGTTTATTACCACCTGTTCCCGCTGGACGACCGGAATTTCCAGCCGGACTTTTGCTTCCACCAGTTCCAGTCGATTCTTCGCCCTCTTTGGTGCCGCCTATAATAGGCTTATAGTATCCTTTATCTTTTAAATCTTTGTATCTTTTTTGAGACTCTATGCTCTCTTCAGAAGTTGGAAGTCTGCCACTCTGAAAAACATCAAAACCTTCTTCCGGAGTAAGAACCCCAAGCTCTATAAGTCTAGAATAAACTCTACTCATCAATACATTATCTTCAAAATCAATGTCTTCAAGTTTTGGAGTCGGAATCTGCTTGAAACCAAGAGCTTTTCCGACCTCTTTCATTTCTGGAATAAGGAAATCTCTCAAAAATTTTTCTCTTCCATATTTTAATCTAGCGAAAAATACTTTTACTTTTATCGACGTATTTGAAAACTTTTCTTCGCCAAATAAAATACTATTTAGCCCCATTCTGATATCATTATCCAGTATTTCATACTTTTTTGGGTCAAGTAAATTACCAATATCTGGAATTACAAATTTGGCATTAGTTGTGTAATCTGCAACTAAAACTTTTCCAACACTTTGATTTTCAAATAGCTTTCTCATTGAAGCTAGGTTTTGAGCGCTCGGCATTCCGACCTTTTCATCGCCCATTGTAATCATTAAAACCGCTTGCTGAACAGATCTAGCAATAGCTTGGTCTATTTTTTTTAGCTCTAGTTTTGAATTTATATCTTCTAAAACCGCAAAACCCATGGGAACAGATAATGGCTCGTAATTTTGTTTTTTATAAAACACAGCGACAAGCCTATCTTTATCTAGTTCTAGCCCTATATTATTAAGACCAGACGGAATTCCCATTTTTTGGGATGTGGCTTTTTTATCTAAAATGCTTTTTATTTCTGGTATTTTTTCTGCAATTTTTCTGTCCGATTCAGTTTTTGGATTTACCAAAGTTTGAAGCTCGTAGTCATTTAAAATTTTAACATAAACATTATCTAAAAAAGAAGATGATGTTACTATATTTATATCAGCCGGATTCAGCACGATATATTTTACAGGAATAGCGGACTCAGATAATTTTTCATTTTTAGAAGATTTTGCGCCAAAAACCTCCTGTATTTTCATCATGCTTTCTCTACCAAAATCGGCTCTAAATTTATATATAAAAATATTACCACTGCGATAGAACTCTCTATAAAACTGATCTTGTAAATCCCACGAGCTTATTTTCTGAAGCCACAAATCAAAAAACTTTCTACTTTGTTCATTGCCTCCTGTTAAGTATATATCAGACAAACTAAACTCAGTCATTAAGTCTATAGTATTTCTAAAAATCGGCACGTTCCAATAAGCTTTTTGACACAAGACAATCGCATCTTTTGCTGAAATATTTGAATCGTAATTCCCCTTGCCCGTACCATAAACAAATGGAACTAGTCCCTTTTCGAGATTCGAAAATCTATCTGTCTTAGTAATTGAAGAAGAAATATTCCTTCTCATGGAAGTTTCTCCTGTTCTTTCACAAGTAGAAGCAAGAGAAATGCTTAAATTATCATCTAAAGAAGCCATAAGAGCTTCTGGTATTTCTACCTTTTCGCTTTTTCTAGTTACCCTAGACGTAGAAGCTTTAATCGACGACTCATCTTTTTCTATTTTAGATTTAGACATTAATTTATTCCTTTTTGAACCAATAAAGATAATTTACCAATTATATTATTAGATAATTCTACACGTTTTATAGAAAAAAGGGTGTAAAATTGTACTGAGGCTTCTCAGCCTTTTCAGAGTTCAAATCAAAATAAACCTTAACAGCCCAATTACCAAGCATTAAGGCAGAATAGTTATCTTTTCTAGGCTTATTAGCAGTAGTTAGTCTTCTCAAATGAGCAGGCAGATCAAAACTTTGAGTTCCGCGCGCAGTAGACGAAACCTGTATTAGCGCGCACTGATCTTTTGTATCTTTAATTATAAAATCCTGTTGCTCCATGAAGTCTCTAACTCCAAGCTTGGCTCTCTCCACGGCGTCTTCTGGCGCATCATCTATACCTTTCGGATAAATGTAATCTATTGGTATATTCAATGAAAACATTTGATTAACAATGTCTGGATGAGCGCAAGAGGCGCTCGCAAACCAGACTCTTTTATGATCAATACAGCTTTGCAAATAGCTGTTAGCTCTACCTATAAATGAAGAAGTAAAATACTGCTTAATACAAATAGTTCCTGTATCAAAATTATATTGAGATTTAGCTTCTTTAAGCATTTCGATATATTCTTCTCCTTCTTTATCAGAGTTAAACTCAAAAAACCCCACTTTCATCCCCTTAGCTTTAAAAATAGCTGATCCATTAGCTGCCTCTATAAATTGATCGCCTCCCGCATTGTCAATAATAACTAATCTAATGTTAAAATGCGTTAATAAATAATAAAAGTATTTAATATGATCTTGAACACTCGCGCCAGCTTTTTGATAACCATGAACATACACAGAAGTCCCGTCTTCTTCGTTCAATTCCATCACAGCCATTGCAAAATAGTCGGAACTTTTAGAAGCACTAAAGCTCGGATCAATAGCTAAAATATATTTCTTATCTTTATCTCCTGCTATTTTAGTAGTTGGGTATTGACCATTAGGAACGGTGCAAAGTGTCATTTTTTTAGGAGAAAAATATCCGTCACCACCATCCACGAAGCGAGCGCAGTATTCTCTAAGAAACGCCGAGTGACTTATGCCTCCACTTTTAGCTAATTGAATAACGCCTTGGTCTATCATATGCTCAGGAAGCGATTCGTAACTCATTTGAGATACAAAATAAGTAGAGTTTTTCATAGCCTCCATTCTGTCTTCTCCTACTTTTTCAGAATCATTAAGTAAATTTGGATCTCTGATGATATCAGACCAAATAGAGTAAAGCTCAAATAAGTATTCAAAAGTATAACTTGCCGAACTTAGAGTTATCATTTTATTTACATTTTTAAATACAGTTCTATCCTTTTCCTGCATTCTACCAGCCTTTATCATTTGATCCTCTACTTCTCTAACTCTAATTCTTTCAGCAACGTCAAGAGGAGAACTCATAAATGGCATTAAAACTCTCTCAACAATGTCTTTAGGCATCAATAAAAACTCATCGATTATTAAAACAGACGCGCGATACCCTCTAGTATTCTCGCCGCCAAGCGGAATTGCTGTTATTGATCCGCCAGTTGGAAGCTCAACTGGATACACGTATTCGTCGTTTCTTTTGATAGGGTCTCTAAAGCATTGCTTAGCCAATCCAGCGTCCTTGGCGTTCAGCATCTTATCTATCTCCATAAAAAGCCTGCGAGACGTTCTAAAATTAGCAGACGCAATTAATATTTTAGTTCCTGGTTCAAATATGCATTGAAGAATACAAAATACTGCGGCACAAAAACTCTTCGAAGCACCTCTTCCCCATGTTAGCATAGAAAAATTTCTATTAAACATGGCTTTGATATTAAGCTCCTGATATTTTTCGAGCTTAATTCCTAAAAATAATTCAGTAGTTAATCCAATATTCGATTTTAAAAATTTTGCAAGAGTTATTCTTGCGGTAGCGTCATCCATTTCGCCGCGCATTTCTTTTAACTCTTCGTTAAAATGACGATCCGGAATAATTATATCTTGATTTCCTACTTCCCACATAGCTAGATAAGATTATGCTCTATTAAATATTGAAAATCAAAAGTTTTAGCTTGGGCTACATTCAAAGCCAATATTTTTGGTACAAGCTCGGAAGACTCTTTTCTTCCTCCAGAAAAACAGAATTGAATATTTTCGGGAAAGCTTTTACAAACCTCCCTAAATCTATGAA